TGTGCTTTTACATAAACATGAAGAACGTCGTACAGCATGTGAAGAACAGCGAGTACTCCCGCTTCTTCGTGTCCGAGGATAGGGCGGTGCGTGTCATTCAGAAGATGATACGCTTAGGAGGGGAATGCCCTATCAAGACGCCATCGACGCAGGAGATGTACGAAGAAATATACAAGCGTGTAATGCTACTTCTCAATAGCCCCGAAGATCTATCTCTCGAGGATGCAGTGATACGAGTCGTCAATGCTCCAGCCCCCAAGCTCTATCTCTCCGACCGCAAGACCTACGAGAAGATTAACGAAGCCAAGCACCTATGCAAGACAAGACCAAAACGCTAAGCCTCGCCATCGCTCTACTTACATTCGTCCTCTATTTGCTCCCCATCCCACACGACAGCGTAGGGATATACAACGCGGGTCCATGGTGGGGGCGTTGGACCTACTCGCTTTTTCATGCGTCCATCTTCCACTGGCTGGTAAACTGCTGGTGCTTGCTCTCGCTGGTGTTCTATATGGGCGTAACCGCACGACAGCTACTGACGTCCTATATCATTGCGTCGCTATTCCCCGTGGCCACATTGTACGGGCTCTGTGGTGCGCACATCCTCACCATCCCCACGACAGGGCTCTCAGGAGTATGCTATGCACTGATAGGTATGGTCACTCCCCAGGTGGCACGCAAACGCGAGTGGCTTACCTGGCTTGCCGTTGGCTTTGCCGTTAGCTGCATATTCCCTCTCATCAATCAATTCGTACACCTTTGGGGCTTCATCATGGGCCTCGGTATCGGATACCTCACTCAATGCGCGAAGAAGTAGCACGAATACTACAAGAGAATGAGCGACGGCTCGAAGCTCTCCATGCACCATTTAATCCCATCACGGGGTTAGGGTCACCGCTGGAGCGTTTCGAGCTGCGCCTCTCTGACTTCGGTGCTATGAAGGTGCAATACCTGCCTACCTCGATGAAGGATATACCACTCATCAAGCGTCTATCCAAGGCAGGGAGCATATCCCAATTCCTTGTTGAGAGGTACGGAGAGGAGACGGAAGAGAATAGGAAGGCACTCATTGAGGTGTTCCTCCGACTCAGGGAGAAGCATGATTTTTTCTTTTGGGCTGCGGTCCAGGCGTTCATCAAACGCAAGGGCGGTGGCTCTGACGTGCGTTTCAAGCTCAATCATCCACAGCGTAAGCTCGTCGAGGCTTTCGAGCGTCAGCGTCTTGCTGGTGCTCCTATACGCCTTATCCTGTTGAAGGCGCGTCAGTGGGGTGGCTCTACCGCCACACAGATATATATGGCGTGGCTTCAGCTGGTGCACCAGGTGGGGCTTAACTCCCTTATCGTCGGTCACGTCAAAGCTGCCTCCACAGAAGTGAGCAACATGTTCGAGCGTCTTATCAATGCCTACCCCATAGAGCGGCTATACCCGATAGGGGCATCGTTCAAGCCTAATGAGCCAAAGCTAATCGGCATAGGATCGGAGCGTAACGTCCGACGCATCCCACAGCGTTCGTGCAATATCAAGCTGGGGACAGCAGAAGCCCCCGACAGCGCGCGTGGTGGTGACTACAACTTGGTGCACTGCACTGAGGTGGGGCTATGGAAGACCACCGAGGGGAAGACGCCCGAGCAGATCATCCGATCCGCTTGTTCGGGGGTACTCTACAAGCCGCACACCATGATCGTGTATGAGTCCACCGCTAATGGTACGGGCAACTTCTTCCAGCGTGAGTATGACGCGGCCCGTCGTGGTGACTCGCAATTCAAAGCCCTCTTCGTGGCGTGGTTTGAGATCGAGCAGTACAGCCTTGATATACCCGACCGCGAAGCCTTCGCCACTGAGCTATGGAGGAATAGGAAGGCGGATTATGCTGCGAGCGACCGAGCTGAGCCAGGCAAATATCTGTGGTGGTTATGGGAGCAGGGTGCTACCCTCGAGGCTATACACTGGTACATCCAGGAGCGAAAGAGTAAGAGCGACCACGGGGATATGGCGTCCGAGTTCCCCTCCGACGACATCGAAGCATTCGTACACTCAGGGCAACGTGTATTCGACATGTACCAAGTGGAAGCGTTGAGACCTACGTGTAAGCCCCCTCGCTTCGTGGGTGACGTCGTGGCCAATGGAGCGACGGGCGAGGACGCTATCACGGGCGTGCGCTTTGTTGAAGACCACCAAGGACTATTCACTATTTGGGAGAAGCCCGAGATAGACCCGGGCGAGCGTATCACGAATAGATACCTTGTCGTGGTGGATATTGGGGGGCGCAGTCGTGGGGCTGACTACTCCGTCATCTGTGTGTTCGACCGACTATTCATGATGGACGGAGGTAAGCCCGTAGTTGTGGCTCAGTGGTACGGGCATATCGATATGGACAAACTTGCGTGGAAGTCTGCGCAGATCGCCAAGTACTACGACGATGCCCTCCTGGTCATTGAGAGTAACACCCTCGAGACCAAAGACCCAAACCGCCAAGTGGACGGAGATCATTCGCACTTCATCCTCAATCAGATCAAAGACGTGTACGACAACCTGTATGCACGCCCGCAGTCTGCCGATGAGATACGCGACTCCGTGCCTCGCAAGTATGGCTTCCATACTAATGTGCACACGAAGCCTATCATCATCGACGTACTTATCACCTTCATCCGAGAAGGGCTATACGTCGAGCGTGACGAACGCTGCCTGAATGAATATATCACCTACGAGCGCAAACAGAATGGGGCGTACGGGGCTATCCTCGGAAAGCATGACGACCTTCTGATGACGCGCGCCATTGGCTTGTACATCAGCTCCAATACGAAGGAAATGCCACTGCCGAAGATCATACAGGTAAAGACGGCAGAGCAACGACGGGCCGCCAGCAGGAGGTCAAAGCCCGTTAGCGAAGCCACTATATAGTATTAGCCCCGTGCCCAACCAACGTCGAGCACGGGGCTAATCATTTCACGTCCCTATCTTAGTTTGCCGTGATGGCTCGGTGAGCCATTTCTACGGCAGCTGGATCAGCCATAGCCATAGCCTGCTGCTGCATTTCGGGGCTTATCCCTTCGAGGGCTATGCCCTGCTTCATCTGCTCAGCCTGCGAGTCAAGGCTCTGCAAGAGCTTATCCGCAAACGGGAAGTCACCCACCTCCAATAGCTGGTTGAGCGTGATCTGACCAGCCTTCCATACCTCGAGGAGGAACTCATTAGCCAGCTGTCGATATGCAGGGCTCGAGGAGCTCTCGGCAATAGAGAGGTCGAACTCAATATCACGGATCTTGCGGGGATCATCGGGGAGTAGGCTCGAGTCGTTGCCCGCGATATTCACCACGCGCTTCTCATCGTAGAACTGCTGAATGTTCTTCACATCCTTATATGCCCCCTGGATCGTGAACGCACTAAAGCTGTCCATGAGGTCCACCAGTGAGTTCGTAGCGTTCTGCGTCTGCTGAGCATATAGGCTGGAGCTCATACCAGCAAAGCCTGGCTTACCCTGCAATGCTCCGTGCACCCCTGACACATCTTCGAAGAGCTTGAGCTGGATATTCAGCAGCTCACCGATGCCGATATTCGTGGCGTTGCTTGAGATCTGCTGAGGTAGTACCCCCTGCTTGTTGGGGGTAAAGGCGATCACCCCGTTGAAGCGACTCCACTCTTCCGCGAACTCCTCGATAGACGAATTAGCAGGCACGCTATCCTCGGGGATAAGTAGTACCCCCTTCGCGCTCGAGCGCATTACCCAGTCGTATAGCGTGATGAGGCGGTTGGTATATCGCTGCTGGTCGATGACGTCGGAGACGAAGGAGTGGATCTCCCCGTCGATGAAGGGGTAAGCCTTGAACACATAGGGGTGGCTCTTGTGGTGGTATGGGGTCTCTCCCTCCTTTAGGATATGGCCGAAGGGGCTGAGGTAGTAGAAGTACCAATAATCGTCTACAAACCACGTCGCCTCGATTAGCGGCACGTCCTCCTCGGGGATCCCTTGCTCAGCCGCCATCACCATACGATCTCTATTCACAGCTTCTACCATCTTCCCGTAGTCCTCCGTCTCGATCTTGTACACCTCCCCGTTGTTGGGGTCGTGGCACAAGTATCGCTCCTTCGTCTCCTTGCGCCATACCTCGATGACACGACAGCGACGCGGATCACGGCCTGTGAAGAAGTCGTAAGTACGCGCATCACTATACCCGAAGTCAGGGAAATCCGAAAAGTAACTGCTCACGAAATCCCCGTCACGTGCATAGCGGTAGATCTCACGCAGGCGTTCGCACTCATCACGGCTGCCAGCGAACTCTCGGAAGAGCGTTTGCAGGTCAATATCGTGGATCTCACCAATGATACTCACGTCCCACCCGCGCACGTCCTGCGAATTGGAGTCTAAGAAGAACATACTCGGATTGACAATGCGCGTCCAGCAGTCCAGCCGACCCTCACGCACCCCGTAGCTCTTATGCTGGACCGTTAGCCCGCTGATGACGAACTCCTCCATAGAGCGCGCTCCTATCTCGGTCATGCTATTGAGCTGCATATTGTACTGGAGGATAGTGCTCATCGTCTCTCCGAGTCGCTGCTCCTCTCTGTCTCGTGCCACGCATACGGGCTCTTTCGTCTGCTTGAGGTATGCCCCGAGGACGTTACGCACAAGGCGACGGATGAGGTTGTTCTTCAATGGGACGCTACCTTGCTCCATGATATACTTCTCCTCGGTCATCGTCTTGCCGTCCACATTGACGACGTCCTTCCACTGATCCCCGTAGGTGTACCGCTTGCACCGCTCGCGATCCTTCCTGAAACGTGACATGGCATCCCAGCTACGACGCGCCTCGAGGAGCACGCCCATAGCTCGGTCGTACTCCCCGTGATGCTTGGTAGCTCTAACGGAGTCAATCTTCTTTTGCCCGCCAACCTGGCTCAGCCGACGTAGCTTCTTAGTGTAGGTATTCATTCGCTTCTCTCTTATTTCATTTGGCGCAGCTGGTTCACCAGTGCCTTCTTCTGTTTGTCAATCTCTGCCTGTAACTCCTCTGCCTCCTTGGGGTCGGTAGCCTCCTTCAGAGCCTTCTGCATCGCCTCGATCTCCTTACTGAGGTCATCGAAGAGCAGTGCACGCTCATACGACTTGGTGTTCACCAGCTCGTCGAGCTTCTTAGCGTAGTCCGTGGAGTCGCTCTTGCCCTGCTCGAGATCGCTCTCGTAGGACTTACCCAGGCGCAGGACCTCCTTAGCCTCTTCCTTGAAGTGGTAGTACGTGTTATTGACATTGCGCATATCGTTGCGCTCGTCTGCTCCGTCAAGGAAGCCTGAGAGGATAGGCACGTCACGCATCGAGAACTCACGATCACCGAAGGCGGTCTCGCTGGACTTGATTATCTGATCGGCCGCTGTGTAGAGCCCACCGAGGTAACCCTTGAGCATGTACTCCAGCTTTGCAGGGTTGATGTTTACCCATCCCTGTTTGTAGTCGTCACCACCCGTGAGTGCGTTCAGCTCCTTCGCGAGCCACACATAAGCACCGCCCGTAGCCTTATAGGCCTTGGTCCAGTCGGGCATAGCCTTATTGTAGTCGGTATCCTTCCAAATAGGGCGGCCCATCCAGCTGTGGTTAGTCTGTGCCTCGAAGAAGGGCTTAGCAAGGCTTGGCATGAGTGCGTGGGTAGCCCCCGAGTCGTCCATGAGATCAAGTGGCATCACCTGAGAGATCTGACCAGCAATAGTCTGAGCCAGCTCCATGGGCGTTTTATCTTCCTTCCCCGATGAGTAGCTCATGCCGAGCTCTCCGATGCCGAAGATAGCGCGGGCTTCCTGGGGGAGGGGGATCTTCACAAGCACGTCTCCTACAAAGAAACAGATATTATTACGTCTTACATAGTCGGGTAAGTTCCAGTATCTGTCATCATCGTCTCCTCCAGTGAGTGCTGGTAGCATCGTCTGAAGAATACCGAGAGCGAGGAAGGTGGCGAGGTATGCCGTCCCCTTCTTGGGGTTTCTCTTCACAGCGCGTGCGATGTTCACAGACCCCTGGATAGCAACATTCCAAAAGAGGTATAAGCTACGCCCCGTACCTGAAAGGAGTGCCGCGGCATTACCCACCCTGCTTTGCGTTGTCGCATCATAGAAGGTAGAGCCCGCTCCCTTCTTGTTGAAGTTCACGGTCATCTCCTTTGCGTCGTAGATAGAGCGGTCGATAGTGCGGCCCATCTGTCTACTCGTCAGGAACGCAGCGAAGCGAGATAGATCTTCGATACCTCGGTTGGCAAACTCCATAGTATCACCCAGCAATCGGAACGCCTGCTTGGGGCTAATACGTCCTCCTGACTCCTTCATCATACGCTCGATCTCCTTCTTATGGCGGTCCATACTACGGAGCTGCGAGTAGCCCGTCTCTCCACCATTCTCCATGAAGAGCTTAAACGCGCGGTGCGTCTCGTTGGACATATCCAGCTTGTCGTGCTCATAGAGGTGGACAAGCCTGTGCATCTGCCCTGCGAGCTTGGCTACGTTGGCATGGTAGGTCATTGCGTAGGTGGGTGACTCCTTGACCCACGCAATAGTATTAGCGTATATAATATCTCGGATGAAGTTCTTCACCACGAAGTTCGGGCTGAGCGACGTATAGAAGCCTGCGAGCTTTCTATTCACGGCTGCCCCAGCTCTGAACAGCGCACCGATGTGCCCCTTGGCTTCCCCGTCGGGGTTGGTCTGACCATTCACCGCCATTGCCACACGTGGATCGCCATTGACGATGATAACCACGTCACGGCCTCCTCGCTTGACAATGATTTGGTGCTGCATCTGCTCACCCAGGCTGACGACGCGATAAGGGATAGAGGGCTGCTCGCTTGCCAGCTTGAAGTTCTTCGGGTCTTTTCTCTTGTTCTCCTGCATCATCTCCTCGAACTCCTGCGTCTTGCGGATAACCTCCTCGCTCGTGTCGTTGGGGTCGAACTCAGGTAGTACAGCTTCCCATGCCTTGGTCACCTCGTTCCACTTCACCCACAGCTTCTGCACGCTGAATAGGTCGCTGGGGTTGTTCTCTACGAAGTTCAGGAACTTCTGACGCACCAGCTTATTGCGGTTGCTCTGCAGGATAGCCGACTCCATCATACTTGCGATGTGTGCGAGCGGGTCCTCTGCCTTGCTGCTACGGCCCTTAGCTTTCTTCAGCGTTGGAGAGAAGGCGCGGTCGCGGTCACCGAGGTAGCTATACGCCTCGTCGCTGGTCGTCTCATCGAAGCCTCGCAGAGGGATGTAGTACCCGTACATGTTGCGTACGTGCTCCAGTGTCTCTCTGCTCATAAGCCCTCCTTCGTACTGCTTTGACAGCGGTGCGTCGGTAGCCTTGTTCGTGAGATCCCATAGGTCGGTGACGTCGTTCTCCTGCTCGAACTTCATAACCTCTTCGATAGCCTCCTCTTCGAGCGTCTGAATATCTACGTCGGGGCGATCAAGCAAGCCTGTAAGGCCTGCATAGTCTCGCTCGCGGTACTCAGCATAGCTCGGTGCGTAGCGTGCGCGGATCTCGTCGTCGGTCTTATGCCATACGTCAGCGGTAATACGCCCTTCGCGGTAGTCGGCTTCGTTTCTTAGGCGGTCCGTATCATTGAGGTACGCATCCCACAGACTGCTTGCCGTGAGCTCCTCGCCCTCACCACTTCCCTTGACTGCCTTGTTGTGTGCATCGACGTCAGCCTCTACGGCCTTTTGGAAAGCCATGACGCGGTTGCGTTCAATCCCGTGCTTAGCCATCATGTAATCCGTGACGTATGAGTGGTGAGCCTTCTTGGCAAGACGGCTTACCTCTTCCACCAGGGGCTCGAGTGCCATGCGGCTGTATGCAGCGGCCTCTGCTTGGTTTACGCTCGAGACTCTGTTCTCACCCATGTAGGCATTTTGATAGCCCTCGATCTCCTCGATGTACTTAGCATCACCCTTGGCATGCATGATCATTTCCATGACCTTCTTGAGCGAGAGCATGCTATCTTGGAGAGCCTCCTGCGTCTGATAGCTCGACTTCTTGATAAGCGCATCATAGGTGGCGGCAACCTTTACGGGGGCAGCTGACTCACCCTGGCGGAAGCGGACCTCTTCGTAGTTGCCTACGCCAAGCTTCTCCTGCATAGCTATATCCTTAGCCTGTCCCATAAGGCCATCCCCCTTCTTCATCTGATACGTGCGCCAAAGCATATAGCGGAGTTCGCGGTCGCTGATGTTCCAGCCTAACGCGAGCTTCACTCGGCTGAGGAGATTGTAGAAGGCGTTGCGTACAACGTTCCACAGGTCGCGTGCTTCGAGATCCTTGAAGCCCTGCTCGGCAAGCTCTGCGATATACTCCTCGGTGGCAAGGCGGGTGTTCCACCCGTATCTCTTGCTTCGCTCGACAATATCATTTCGCACGGCTTCGTTAGCACCTTCGAACACCTCGTCAAGGAACTTGCCGAACTGGTCCTTACCGACAAGCTCCTGCAAGCCCTTGTGCCCTACGACCTCATGGAGGATAGTAGCTTCGACGTCGTCTGCGCTCTCTGCATTAGGTAGCACCACTACCACCTGCCCCGTCTTAGGATCATACCAACCCTTAGCACCGCGCATTCTGCTTGTCTCGCTTTCATTTCGCCCTTCGATCTCTGCCGTATCGTGGATGACGCGCACGTCCTCTCCGAGGGCTTCTGCCATGCTGGTGGCCACCTCTTCGAGATCCTGCATGTCATACTCCTCCTGCTCTACTGCATTGTGGGAGTTGTATCGGATATCATCATTCATCCCGTCAAACGAGCCAGTATTCTCTGTGGCACTCTTGATGTTATTGGGTTCAAATGCCAGATATACGACGTTGCTTTCCCCTTGAACAATCACACCATCATACCCGTTATCTTCTGCATATAACACCCGAGTATTGTTATCGATATAGTAAGTAGCATCCTCTCCTGTAGACACCTCATACGGGTCTCTAAGGTTTAGAAATGTGCTATATACTTGAGGTGCATCACCATCACGCTCGTATCCGTCGTTGGTTGTCTTTTCCGTGTAATATTTAGCCTCCTCAATGTCATCTGTAAAAAAGAAACCGAGGCGTGAAACGTCTATATCAGGATTATTCTTCCCTGCAAAGTTCTTGCTGAAGTAGGTCAAGCTGTTTCTGCTGCCATGATACACCACCATCGGCTCCCCGTTCTCATCTACTACCTTAGACGCATTTGTTGGGTCGTTCTCCCAGTCTCCGAACCACTCCTTGAACTCAGGCGTACGGACTTGTAGCCATTGCTTCTCTGCAAGATTGGAGGGTCTCCCATTGGGGGCTTTCATGAAGATCCCATCCGCCTTTGCCTGATCCTTGATAGCTTGAAGCTCAGGGGATAGGCGGCTGCTTCGGTAGCGCACTTCCTCGTCGTTAGCCTCCTCGGTATCTTCCTCCGCGTTGCTCACGTTGTTGGCTGCGCTCACCTGGGCGTCCATCTCTGCGTACTTCGCTTCCTTCTCCTCGAGCTCCTTCTGCATAAGCTCTTCGTAGTTGGCCACATCTTCGCGCGCCTTATCGAGGGCCTCTTCATGTTCGAAGGGCTTGCCCGCACGTGCTTCCATTTGCGCCAGCTCCTTCTCCTTTCGTGTATAGGTCTCTTGCGCATTGGCGGCAAGGTTGCGTACACGCTCTCCCGTGATGACGGACTCCGTAATATCCTTTATGGCGTTGGCAATACGCATGCCTGGTACGGGTGTGTTCTCGATGCCCAGCTTTTCAGATGAGTAGGTCATCACACGTCTCGACACGGCCGTCAGCTTGCTGTCCTTCTGCTCCATGTGCTTCTCGATCTTGGTGTTTACCACGAAGTCTACACCATTGACCGACAAGGTGAGCGAGCGTTGCACGCTGGTATTGCCGAAGCCTTCCTTAACCTCGGCTTCTGCTTCGGAGATCGTCTTGTTGTAGTCCTTGATGAACTCCTTCATCTCGTCCACAGATCCGAAGGACTGCTTACCTACTACAATCTTATCGACCTTACCACCTGGGAATAGCTCGTCAAGAGCGGACAGGGTGTTCTCCGCCTTCTTCTCGATCACGCGAAGCCCTGCGATCTCCTGCTTCGTCTCGGGGATAGCCTTACTTAGATAACGCTGGTCCGCTTCCCACTGCTTCCGCTTCGTCTCGAGCTTGCGCAGTTCCTTCTCGGCTTGGTTTTTCAGAAGGGCATACTCACTCCCCGAGAGGTTGGCTACCATGTCCCCGAAGTTGTCGCCCTCTTCTTCGATGCTTCGATGCTCGAGAGCGTTCTCCATATATTCAGCCCCGTGCATGATGCTATCCGCAATAGCCCCCTTAGTCTTGAGACGCTGGTAGGCTGTCACGTCAAGGCTATCTTCCACGCCAAAGCGTAGGATGCGAACGGGCTTACCCATTTCCTTGTGCAGGTTGCCCTGGCGAAGAATACGGCCATTGCGCTGGGTGTAGTCCATTGGGCGGTTAGGTGCGTCCACATGGATAAGCGTGTGCAGTCGCTCCTGGATATTCACGCCAGTACCCAGCGTGAATGATGAGCCGAGCACGACGCGTACCTCACCGCTATTGACCTTGTCGAAGAGTGCCTTCTTTCTCTTAGCGTCCATGCCGGGCTTCATGATGACTACCTGCTCCTCGGGAACGCCTGCCTCGATTAGCTTCTTGCGAATATCCTCGTACAGGTTGAAGCCCGACTCCTTGTTATTGTAGATGTCGGAGAAGATGGCGACAGTACCCTTATACTCCTTGGTCTCTTCCAGGCTTTGCAGAGTCTGGCGTACGGCCTCGTTGGTCTTGCTCATAGGCTCGTCGGGCGCGTCGTTGATGACAAGGCGTGGGTCTACGGCAGCTGCCTTCGCGATCCCATACATGGTTAGGGGGATATGCGAGTTCTCCTTCTTCTCAGCTCCCGACATCTTGTCGAAGTCTGCAAGCCGTTCCTTAACAAAGAGCATCACCGAGCGTAGTCCTGGTGTCTGAGGCAGGAATATATCCGTTGCTTTAGTACCTTCCAGCGCGGGGATCTTCTCCAGTACCTCGGGAGAGTTGCTGGTGAGTACCGTGTCGGATACCTGTGACCAAATACGCACCAGCTCGCTAAGCCCGTCGTACCCTACGAAACGCTTGTTAGCCTTAAATCTCCCGTCCGTGGAGAACTCCAGCTGCGTCTGCACTCGCCCGTAGTTACGCACGAAGTCGTCGAAGTTGGAAATGTTGTAGGCCTCCATATCCTCGCGTGGCATGAGATAGCGCATGAAGGTCCATATCTCGGCAGCCGTGTTGCTGATAGGCGTGCCAGTAGCGAACAGGATATTTCGCCCGCCCGTCTTCTCCATTACGCTTTGGATCTTGAGATATAGGCCCTGGCTCTTGTTTGAGTACGAAGGGTCGATACCCTTGATGTCTCGCCCCATGGCGGTCTCAAATCCCAGGTGCTTATACTCGTGGGCCTCGTCGATGAGAAGGGCGTCGATGCCGAGATCGTCGAACTCATAGACACCCTCGTCCACCTTGCGGTCCAGCATCTGCTGAGCCTTGGCCTCTGCGTTCATACGCGACTTAGCTTCGGCCTTCGCGTCAATGGCAGGGCGTGACGACTTAGCGACCTCCTTCTCGAGATCCTGGAGCTCTCTCACCTTAGCACGATACACTGCACTGCGGGCTGCGTCCTTGTCCTCCTTCATCGCTTCGATCACCTCGCGCTTCTCGCGGATCTTCTCTTCGATATAGGTACGCTTACGCTCCTCGCTGTCGGGGATCTTGTCGAAGGTAGACTGAGGGATGATAATCATATCCCAGTCGTTGTACATGACGTTTGCATAGAAACGCTTGCGCCCTTCGGGGCCCTTGTCAGCATCGGAGAGTGTGAGGATCTTAGCCTGTGGGTATAGGAGCTTCGCGCTATTGACGAACTGCCCTACGGTCGCATTCTGTACGACGATCATAGGCTTCTTAGCTGTGCCGAGACGTCGCATCTCCATAGCAGCTGAGATCATCGTGAAGGTCTTACCCGTACCTACCTCGTGAGCGAGGAGCACGGGCTGCGTCGTTGCACGGATAGCCGCCTTAGCCTGGTGAGGTCGTAGCGTGATCTTGTTTGATGCGCCTTCGAAGTGCGTGGGGACAAAGTCGTCGGGCATAGTCATGGGGATGTAGTTATTCATCTCCATGTTGTACTTAGTCGTCAACTGCTCTGCGAGCTTGTCATCCTCCTGCACCTTAGCCTGCATCCAGTCTACGAAGTCCTGGCGGAGCTCGTCGGCCTTGTCGGATACGGCAGCCGTGGCGGCCTTGTCGGTGGTCGTCTTGGTTGTGCGGTCCTTTCCATACCCGAAGCTCTCCGTCTTAGATACGATCTTAGTCTTGAGGTTGATGGCCACGTCCATAAGCTCAGTGCCGAGGATGTACTCATGACGAAGCTCTGAGTACACACCGAGGGCCTTATTAGCTTCGGTGTAGTCGTCGCTCTTGGTTGTCATCACCCAGCCCCCGCCATGCTTGGAGAGAGATACGCGGACTCCTGTGCGCTCCTGAACGAACTCCTCGAACACCTTTGCGGGTATCCACGAAGCACCGAAGGAGTAGGGGAGGAGGTGCGCTGGAATATCCTGTGGCATCACCTCACGAAGGGCGGAGATGTTAGCGTCGTACTTGCCGCCTTCATTGTTGGCTTCTGCGGCTGCGAGCTTCTCACGCACGTTACCACTGAGGTAAGCATAGCGAGACTCCACAACGCCCGTACTTGGGTTTTCAAACGCAAGACCCGTAGCGAGTGCCGCCTTCTTTGCTTCCTCCTCGCTGATGGATAGAGCATCGGAGAGGTATTGCAGATCGACACGCCCGAAGCTAAGGATGCTCGCCTTGACCGCCTGTGTTGGGTCTGCTGGCTTCTCTTGCGTCTTTGGGTCAATGATGCGGCTGCTGAAGATGTCGGTCTTCCCGTAGATCTTCGTCTTGCTGCCGTCGACGTTTGCCTTCTCCTCGAACTTCTCGATAGCTTGGACGCTTGGCCAATCAATGTCATTGCTAAGGAAGGAGATCGCTACATTCTTGTTGAGGTTGCCGTAGCGTTCGACGAAGGTATCGTAAGCGGTATTTAGAGCCTGCTGCAATTCCTTGAGCTTATCCGTAGAGTCTTCCGATGCCTGGAGCTGGTAGTCGATAAGCTCGTTCAGTGCCTTCTTGATGGCGCGGTAGTCCTCTACCACCTGGGCCTTTGTGTACTTACTGCGCACCTTCTTCCCGTCATTGGCGAAGCTCTCGGCAATGGTAGTACCCTTGTTGGTGGAAACGATAGCAACAGATCCGTCCTTCTGCACAAAGACCTCACCGATCTTATATTCGCTTAGGTCCTTGCCCGATGTGACGCCCGTACGAGCACCTTCATTCGGATCGACTTTAGCCATGTCGATCTTCTTCATGCTGCGCACCCATGCAGTGAGCAGCTTGTCTTGGTCGATGTTCGGTGTTGGATATAGCCCTGCGCTGGTAGCTCGGTAGGTTGCACCATTCTCAAATGCCAGCTTCATCTCACCGCCCATGTT